TTGGGCTCCCCGGGAACTCACCAAGACACGACCCCGGGGAGCCCAACCGCAGACAGCAGAAAGGAGACCCCCGTGAAGAACTGGACCTGCCGCTGCGGGCAAAGCAACAGCAACAACTCCAGCGTGTGCAGCCGCTGCGGAAACAGCGGATGACCCGCGTCTGCCGCTGCTGCTACGGCCGGTGGAACAACTGCGCCACCTGCCGCGGCAACTGCGCCGGCTGCGACCACGGCACCATCGAAATGCGGGACGCCCCGGCTCCGGCCGGGGCGCTCCCCCGCAAGATGAGGACGACCATGAGCGGCAGGGCATCCCACCGGACGGGGAAATGCCGGGACTGCGGGCGCATCTACAGCCTCCGCGCCAGGGACGGGCTCATCCGCCGGCACCCCGCCCAGAACCAGGCAACCGAGAACGAGGACGGCAACTGCACCGGCTCCCTCCAGGAACCCGTCCGGCACACCCCCCGGCGGGTGCGGGCATGAGACCCTGGCTGGCGCTCGCCGCAGGCTGGGGCCTGCTCATGTGCGCCGCAGTCGCGTGGATGCTCGCCACCGGCACCCCGCCCGCCGTCCTGTTCCTGGTGATATGCCTCATCGCCATCGGCGCGCTGCTGTCCTGGCAGTTGATGCGACGATGAGACAGCCGCCGTGGTGGTTCCCGCTCATCACCGCATGGGCCGCCGTGGGCATCGCCCTCGCCGCCCTGCTCACCGTCGCCACCCGCAGCCCGCCGCCCCCCGACAACCGGATCTGCGGGCTGCTCGGCGCCATCATGGACGACAGCGACACCACCGCCGGGCTGCCCGCACGGGCCGCCCGGCTCTACCTCGAAGACAGTTGCAAATGAGAGGAGGTGAATGACATGTACGCAAACGGCAACAGCTTCGGCACCGCGGGCGCCAGCATTGGCGACGGCAGCGGCGGCAGCACCCCGGCGCCCGGCGAGGGCACCCGCGACGGCAGCCTGCCCGCTTCCGCGGCGTGGATGTTCGCGGTGACCGTCTGGCGCGCGCGCTAAGCGCCCCGAGACGAGCCCCCCCGGTGAAGCATGGCCCGCCACCCGGGGGGGCTCCCCATGTATCAGCCGCCGCCCTCGCCGCTCTTATGATGCGAGTTCCCGTTCCGCGGCAGCGCGTTCAGCACGATCGCCAGCCCCCCCACGATCCCCAGCGCCGCCAGCAGCTCCGTGTCCAGGCTCCGCGTGTTCCGCACCAGCACGATGACCCCGATCACCAGCGCCGCCACCCCCAGCAGGATCATGAGCGCCTGCCACCGCCACCTCGGCATCTCAGGTGACCGGTGCCGTCCACGACGCGCCCCAGGTCTGCGGTCCCACCAGCCCGTCAACGCCCAGCCCCTTCTCCGCCTGGAACTGGCGGCACACCCCGTAAGACTGGTCGCCGTACATCCCGTCCACCCCGATGCTCCACCCGCGGGCAGCCATCTGCTGCTGCCAGGTCCGCACGTTCCCGGTGTCCGCCCCGCCGTAGAACCCCGAATGGCAGTGCGGGTCCGAACTCGGCCGGCCCAGGTAATCCTGGCTCGGGTACGGGAACGGCGGCGCCGTGCCCGAGGGCGGCTGTGACGGCGGGGTACCTGAGCCGCCCGCCCGCTGGAGCACCACGTCCAGCGGGAACCCGGCACCCGGGTCGGCGTGCCCGCATCCCGCCGAGCCCAGCTCCGAGTGATAGCACACCCCCCGGCCCGAGCCCTGCGCCGCGCTCGCCGACAGGTCCGCCAGCGGGATGCCCGTCGCCGCCGACTCCTCCCGCAGCCAGTCCGCTGCGTTCCACAGCAGCGTGTCCTTCTGCTCCAGCCACACCGACCGCGACCATGAGGCGTAACCGCACATCTCCATCGAGATCGACACGCTGTTGTAGTTGCACTGCGTCCATGCGCCCTTGTCCCGCTTCACGCCCTCGCAGATCACCCCGCGGTGGAAGTTGTCCGCGATCACCTGCGAGCTGGCCCCCACGTTCCCCTGGAAATACGCGGCGCAGTCCCGCATCCCGTTCGACCCGGTGAACCCCTCCGTGGTGTGCAGCACCAGCAGCCGCTTGCTCCCGCCGCCGCTGTAATTGCCGGTGGGCCACCACTCCCTACTCAGCGCCATAACGACCGTCCTCCCGGTAGCCGCGCGGGTACGGCGGCCCCTTCGTCCAGCCCCACGGCTCGCCCCGCGTCTCCGGCGGCGGCGGATTCCGGTGCGGCGGCGGCTCGTCCAGCAGCACCGCGCCCCGGCCAAGCTCGTCGCTGGTGAACACCATTCCCGGCTTGATGCGCCTCGGGTTCGGCATGGTCAGGTCTCCTTTCAGACAGGAAGGGCGAGCACGCTAAGGCCGGTCATCGGGTACCGGAGGGCGCCAGCCGCGCCGGTGGTGGCCTGCGCCTCCCGGTCCTCGTCGTCGGTGAAGCGGTCACCGCGCCGGATCAGCCGGCGCTCCGGGTCTGGCATGGGGGCTGCACCTCCTAGTTGGGGATGACCAGGATGGTAATGCTGGTCTGCGGGCCGCGGATCGTCGCCTGCCCCGACGTGCCGCCGTAGGAGGCGCGGAGCTTGGCGGTGTGCTGGCCGGCCGCGACGTTCGGGTAGGTCCATACCTGCCCGACCGCCACCCGGCCGGCGGTGGAGGTGAGCTGCATGGGCACGCCCACCGCGTGATCGGTGCCGTCGAAGGTCAGGAACCCGGTGACGGCATTCGCCGAGCCGGCGGTGACCTGCGTGTCGAAGGGCGCCCAGATGATCAGCGTTGACGGCGTGGCCAGGGTGAACGTGAGGGTCGCGCCCGGCACGTCGGTCTCGGCGGTGAAGTTGTTGAGGTTCGCCCCGTCGGCGTGCAGCATGTAGGGCCCCACCCCGAAAGTCACCGCCCGCGGTGTCAGGGTGAACGCCGACGCCAGGTTCGCCCCGGTCGGCACCGTGATCGTCGCCAGCCGGATGCCCTGCCGTCCCGTCTCCGCCGACTGCGGGATGATCACCACGCTGAACGTCCCGTTAGCCGGGCTGATGTCGCACCACAGCGAGTCGGTGCGCGGCGCTCCCGCGTCCCCCGCCGAGCCCGGCACCACCAGCGCCGACCCGGTGCCCACCACCCCGTTAGTCGAGTCGCCGCAGTCCACCACCGCCAGCCACCCCGCCGCCACGTTCACGTTCAGCCCGGTGCCCGCGGTCAGCGTCACCGCCTTCACCATCCCCGGCGCCCGGTTCGCCACCAGGGCGGAGATCACCCGCCGGTCATCCGGCGCGTTGTACGAGCCCGCCTGGCCCCACTCCATCAGTCCGGTGGTCATCCTGGTCCTCCTACGTCGGGGTGCCGAGCGCGGTGCGGAATATCAGGTGCTGCTGCTCTGACAGGTGCCGCAGCGACGCGGTGATCGTACGCCGCGCCAGCCGCGCCGGCGGCATCGCCACCGAAACCGTCCACTTCACCGTCCCCGCCGCCGCGTCGGCGTCGATCTGCAGCAGCCGCCCCGTCGCGGTGTAATCGCTGAGCAGCGGCGAGTTGATCGTGATGCTCACATCATCCCCGACGCCGTAGCTGCCCAGCGCCGGGGCGGCCGTGGTGGCGCTCGCCGTCAGCGCCAGCGACGGGTTGGCGTACTGGCTCGCGCTGGCGTTCGCCTTCTCCGCAAGCGTCGTGGCCAGCACCACCCCCGGCCAGTCATCCACGTGATCAATGCGCGGCAGGTCCGGCTGCGGCTGGTCCACCACCTTCACCGGTTTCGTCGCCGTGACCGCCGACCCGGCCGGCAGGTCGCCGACCGCGAACGTGTGCGTCCGCATCGCGTCCGCGTCCCACTGCGCCTGGTAGTCCACCCCGCCGCCCGGGATCGTGATCCCCAGCCCGCTCGCGCCCGACCCGGCCCGCGGGTAGGCGATCCGCAGCGTGCACGCAGGCGACCCGGCCACGCTCGCGTACTCCGACCGGTACTCCGGGCCGCTGATCACCTGCGACAGCTCATTGAGCAGGAACGCCCGTGACTCGCCCTCCAGGAATGCGTACTGCCGGTCGCGGAGGAAACCCGCCCCCGCCTGCGCGACCACGCTCACCCCCACGTCCGCCAGCGGCGCCGCCAGGTCCGAGGCAATCACCGTCTGCTCCACGCCCGTGTAGGTGTGCCCGCCCACCACGTCGTAGACGCGGCGCCACAGGTAGCCGGGCAGCTCCGTCAGCGTGTACGTAACCCCCACCCCGCCGGAGTCCGTGACGCCGGTCGGGCAGCCGCACCACACCGGCACCCCCGCGTAATACGCCCACAGCCGCCACGACCACAGCCGCAGCACCCGGTCCGAGCCGATCGTCGGGATCGTCGAACCGTCGAACGGCAGCGTCACCTGCCCCTGCCCGAAATTGTCGAGCAGCCAGTTGCAGGTGAACGCCGTGGGGGACACCGGTCCCAGCGGCACCCCGCCCACCGTCGTGTCGGCGAAGAACGTCCACGATCCCAGCACCGGGCTCAGCGGCACCGGGAACGCGATGTCCCGCTCGGCTACGTCCATGCGGCCTGCCACTGGAGCTGCACCGTCCCGCTGCCCGCCCCGACCAGCGACCACGTTGCCCCGCCCGGCGGCACCGACATCGGCACCGACCCCGGCTGGACGTACGACGCGCGGGATGCCCCGCCCGGCGCGGCGGCGATCAGCCGGTCGCACTGCACGTACACCTGCTCAGACGGCCCCAGCGCCGCCATGAAGATCGAGTTCGTGCCATCGGTCAGCCGCAGCCCCGCCGTCAGCGGCCCGGTGAACAGCGCGAGAACCGGCGCATTCGCGTTCCCCGCGTTCGGCAGGAACGCGGTGTTGCCCAGCGCCCCCGCCGGGTACGCCCGCGGGTAGGCGCGCAGGTACCCCCAGCCGCCGGAGCCCGTGTTCGACAGGGTGACCGACTGCATGGTCACGTCGAACAGCCGCGGGTCCGCCGCCGTCAGCGTCGCCTGCCACCGGAACGCCGCCGGGTTGACGAACGTCCACTTGAAGGCGTCGCTGTCACCGCGGACATTCGCGGTCATGGCCCGCCCCGCCGCGTCCCCGATCACCAGCGGCGCCGGGGACCGCGCCGCCGCCTTCCCCGCGAGCTGATCCCGCGCGGCCGGCAGCGCCGCCGCCGCCGCCGCCAGCACGATGCCCTGGAGCACGACCAGCCGCGCCTCCAGCGTCTTCGCGCCGTACGCGGAGCCGTCCGACAGCCCCAGGTCGATGTCGTTGCCGTTCAGCGGCGGCGAGTCCACCCAGCCCGCCACGTCCTCGATCACCCAGGTCAGCCCGCTGCCGTCCGGGACGCCGCCGTTCAGCGCCAGCCCGTCCCAGGTCACCGGGATCATGCCAGCCCTCCCGCCGCAGCCCAGCTCAGGTTCGCGTTCACTGCCGCCGCGATAGCCGTCTCCGACTGGGATTCCCGCGGGTAGATGTTGATGACCGTCGCGCCGCCCGGCTTCGGGTGCGCCCGGGTCAGCGGCGACACCAGCTCAGGTCCTTTCTCCCCGAACGAGTACGGCATACCGGTCCGCAGCCCGATCCCGGCCACCGGCTCGTGCACGATGCCGCCCGCCGCATACCCGTGGCCGTGCCCCAGCACGCCGGAGAAATTCCGCCCGTACCGCGCAATTGCGTAAGCCACCGCTGCATAAATATTCGCGAACGGGTTCCAGATCCCCAGCCCCGCAAACGGCCCCGCAAAAGCGTCGAAAGTAGGCTGAATCACCTGCATCAGCCCCATCGACGGGGTGCCCGCCTTCGCGTTGGAATCCCACAGGTTGATCGCCTTCGCGTTCCCGCCGCTTTCCGTCTGCATCTGCGCCAGGATCGTGCCCACCATGTCCGGCACGCCCAGCAGCGTCGCGATGTTGGTCACCATCCCCCGGTACGCCGCGACCCCCGACCCGACCGCCGGCCCGCCGCCGCCGCCGAACAGGCCGCTGAACCAGCCGCTGATCTTCCCCGCCACCCCCGCCAGCGCGTGCAGCGCCTTCCCAGGCAGCGCCGTCAGCGACGCGAACCCCTTCCCGATCAGCCCGCCCAGCGCCGCCGGCCACCCGCCGAACACCATCGACACCAGGTGCCCCGCATCATGCTCCAGCCCGCGGAACAGCCCGGTGACCAGGTTCTCCCCGACGCCCTCCATCACCGTCGAGGGACTGTGGATGCCGAAGAAACGCTTCACCGCCCCGACGACCGGCTGCACGATGACCCGGTTGATCCAGCCCGCGATGTTCCGCATCGCGTTGGCGATGCCGGACAGCATCCCGGAGATCATGCTGCCCCCGGCGGTGCTGAACGCGCGCACCGCGCCGGCCGCCCAGGAGGCGATCTGGCCGGGCAGCCGCCCGAACCACCCCGAAAGATTAGACCAGGCCCGCCCCAGGGCGCCGCTCACCGTCGAGACAATGTTGTTCCACCAGCCCGCCACGGTGCGCTGCACTGCGGTCGCCGTGCCGCCGATGAACGACCGGATCGAGTTGAACACGCTCGTGATGATGTGCCAGATCGCGTTGACCGTGTTGGTGATGAAGGTGCGGATCTGCGTCCAGTACCGGATGATCAGCACCACCGCAATCCCTATCGGCCCGGTCAGGAATCCCACGATCAGCGGCCAGTTCGCCTTCACCCACCGCAGCACCGACTCGAACACCCCCGGGATCACCACCGTGAAGAACCGGGTGAAGGGACCCGCGAACCAGCCGATCACCGCCATCGCCGCGTTCCGCACCCCGTAGAACGCCGCCTCCACGATCACCCGGAACGTCCGCGATCGGGTCCACAGCAGGTACAGCCCCACTCCCAGCGCCGCCAGCCCCGCGATTACCAGGAACACCGGCCCCAGGCTCAGGTCCAGGGTGATCCCGAACAGCCTCGCCGCCGCCGTCGCGATGCTGATCGCCTTGCTCGCCAGCACCAGCGTCACCACGAACGTGCTCAGCGCGCCCACCAGCGGCACCACCCACGCCTTGTTCCGCGCCAGCCAGCCGCCGAACGCCTCCAGCGCCGGGATGCCCACGCTCGTCAGCCACGTTGCCAGCGAGTTCAGCATCGGCAGCAGCACCGTCCCGCCCTGGATCGCCAGCTCGTGCATCGCCGTGTGCAGCCGCGTCATCGGCGTCGCGTACGCCGCAGCCGCCCCGCCGAACTCCGTGTTCAGCTCCTTCAGGATGATCCGCTGCGCGCCGAGCGTGTTGCCCGACTTGACCATCGCCGTGATCTGCTCCTTCTGCTTCTCGGTGAACTGCACGCCGACCCGGGTCAGCGCGCCCATCCCCTTCACCGGGTCGTTCAGCGCCTTCCCGAGCTGGATCGCGGTCTTGCGCATGTTGTCCGTGGTCAGGTGCCCGCCGGTCATCGCCGCGGTCATGTCGGTCAGCACCGAGGTGGTCTGGTCGAAGATGTTGTTGTTCCTGCCCGCCTCGTCCCGGATGTTGCGGAACGTGAGCAGCATGTTCTCGCCCGACTTGATCGAGTCGGACTCCACCCCCGTCTTCTTCATGATGGCGTCCGCCACCTCCGCGACCCGCCCCGCGGTGACGTGCGCCGCGCCGCCGGTGGACTTGATCACCGCCGCGGTCGCCTTGTTGATCTGCGCGGCCTCCTGCCCGCCCTCAACCATCGCGCTGAAGATCTTCTCCGCGCCCAGCGCCGCCATCGCCACGCCGACCGTGCTCAGGAAATTGCTGCCCCACGACTTCCCGGCGGACTTGCCGCCTTTCTCCCCCGCCGCCGTCGAATCCCGCTGGATCTTCTCCGACACGCCCGCCGTCTCAGCGGTGACCAGCACCTTCAGCGAGCCGGCCGCGTAACTGCTCATGTCCGCGTCACCCTCACTCCCGGTATCGCCGCGAGCTGCCTGACCACATCATCCCAGGCGCCGCGCGCCGGCTCCGGCTCCCTGCGCCGCTGCGGCGGGCGCGGCACCGGCTTCGGCGCCGACGACCTGGACCCGTAAACCCGGGCCAGCACCCACGTGTTGTACGCCACCTCGTCGATCAGCCCCGCGAGCAGCTCAGCCTCGGTGGACCACTGCTCCCCCAGCCGCCGCACCGCCGGCGGCAGCCGCTCAAGCAGCACCCACACCCGCCGGGTGCTCACCCCCGGGTCAAGAACATCGACTCCGTAGGCGGCCAGCATCGCGGCCTCTACGTCGGGGTCGAACCTGCTCGCGCAGGCGGTGAGGAGTTTGGGAGTCCGCCCATCCCGGCCCCCTCGCCGATCGCCGCGAACAGCACCCCCATGTCACCCAGCGTCATGTCGGTGTCGCACAGCTCGCTGTAATCCTTCTCGCCGAGCAGCATCGCCATCGCCGTGTTCAGGTCACCGCCCGCCAGCGCCTTCACCGCCCTCATCGGCCACTTGCCCTGCGGCGGCAGCTCATAGGTCCTGCCCTCCCAGGTGAACGCGAACGGCACCGCCAGCGCCTCATCGGCCGCCGCTTTGGCCGCAGCGGCGTCAAGGTCAAATGGCACCCTGCCGTTCGCGGGGTTACCGCTCATGCGTGCGGGCCGAGCAGCACGTTGGCGAGCACGCCGGCGGTGTCCAGCGCAGTGAGGGTCACATCCAGCGGCACCGCCTCACCGCGCTTGATCGTCATGTCCGCCGCGGTGCTCATCACCGCGCGGGGAAAGATGACCCGGAACGCATGGTTCACGTCCATCGAGTCGAGGCCGACCGCGTACAGGTGCTGCGGCTTGTCCGACCGCACCTGCATCGAGATCGCGGACGCGGCGCCGGTGCCCGTGGGCGTCGGCGGGTCCGCGTCGAAGTACAGCGCCAGCGTGATGTCGTTGAGCTGCCACAGGATCATCTTCATCGTGAGCAGCCGCTGCGTGACCACCGTCATCAGCGGCACGATCGACTGCCACGGCACGATCTCGTTGGTAGTGGTCGAGGAGCCCACCGTCACGCCGTCGCTGCTGGCGTAGCCGAGGATGTTCCACGCCGCCGGCCACGCGGCTATCGTGTCAGCCGGCCCGGCGGTGCCGGCCGGCGCAAGGTAGATGCCGGGGCCGTTGTTGGCGCCGTTGAGCACCTGGGTCGGGTCAAGTGCGTACGGCGTGCCGTAAGCCAGCTCGGAAGCCTCCGGCGGCGGTGCGGGCGGTGCGGATGCGGGCATGGAGAACTCCTTACGATGCCGCCTTGCGGCGGGGCGGACGGGCCGGCACGCCGGCCTTGAGGACATCGCCAGCGCGGGCGCCGGCGATCCTGGGATGCACCCGGAACTCATACCGGGTGACGTAACGGGGCAGCCCGTCAGGATCGGGAAGCCACATCGGCCCCTCGACAGGCTCCACATACGACACGACGCCGCCGGGCCACGGCGTGTCCGCCAGCGCGTAGATGATCTGCCGCGCCTGCTCGGCCAGGTCGCGGGCGGCCTGCTTCCGCTTCGCGCGGCAGTCAACCTGGATGAAATGGGTGTACGTCCAGCCGGGGAACACCTGCGCCGCGGCGTAGGCGAACGACGTGACGCCCGGTGACAGGCCGCCGATGTTCGCCCACACCCACGCCTCCAGGTCGGGCTGCACGATGACCGGCGGCACCAGGCTCATGCCGGCCTCGTCGCTGCCATCGCCCGGCCCAGCGGCGCCTCAGCGCGCATGAACCGGGTGCCGTACTCCACGAAGATCGCGTAGGGCACCTCGTTGACGACCAGGTACACCGCGTGATGCTCGCCCTTCTCGACCTTGTAGCCGGCGGCGAGCCGCCCGGTGACCACCGGCGCGTAGCGGGCCGCGCGGACGGCGACCTCCTCCGCCGTCGCCCGGATATTCGGGTCCGCCGCCTTCCGCGGCGCGAGCGGGTCGAGGACCTTGTAGGTCACGACAGCGGCCATCATGCCACCGGCCAGGTGCTCACTGCGCTCACGTCCATCTCCCAGCAGTCCAGCAGGCCGCTGCCGGTCGGGTCGGCGATCTCCCGCACCTGCGACAGCGCCCATATCCATCCGCGGATCAGCGCGGTCATCCCGGCTTCCGGGTTCGCGTCCGGCGGCAGGTACAGAATCCCGGTTTCCTGCGCGGCGGGGCCGAACGGCCCGTGACCGCCCGCGTCAGCCGCCCGCCGGTCGGTGTAGCCCGGGGCGCGCTGGAGGTTCCCGGTTCCGGTCCACGCCGGCGGCGCGGCGCCGGGGTCCGCCCACCCGTGCGCGTCCGCTGTCCCGGGGATTGCGTACAGCTCCACCGCGTCGTTGGCCAGCAGCACGCTCATGCGACCGTCCACCATTGCGAGTAGTCGGAGGTGTCGATCCACGGGTTGCCCGGCACCGATGTCTTCGCCGGGTCCGCCACCGTGAGCTGCTGCGCCGTCGTCAGCGACCCGGCCAGCTTCCGGTGATACTCCGCGCGCTGCATCGCCAGCCCGAAATCCCCGCCCGCCAGCGGCGGCGAGTACGCCACCGACTGCGCCCCGGTTGACACCGACGACACCGCCGGCATCGGCGGCAGCATCCCCGCGTACGCCTCCCACTGCAACGCGGCGCACATGTGCGGGTCGGTTGCCCAGGTTGCGTCGGCGATCGACTGCGCCACCGACACGGGCAGCCCGCCGGCGACCGGCGGGTCCAGCGGCGGCGCCCAGAGCTGCCAGTTCGGCAGTGTCTCCGGAGCCGGCGGGGCGGTCAGGCTCATCGCGTCGAGCAGCCGCCGCTGATTCGACCCGGGCGCTGCGAACGCCGAGCCGGTTTCCGTCACCGTCACCGCGAACGACAGCCACGTCGCGTTGTCCACCGGGGCGGCGGTCAGCGACCACCGCTGATAGTTCTGGCTGTTGTTGGTGGCCTGCTGGGTGATCACGTCCCCGGCCACCAGCAGGATCAGCCCGTCGTGCCGGTTGTAGCCGTCCGCGTCCTGCGCGGCGATGGCCACCGCGGTCGGCGCCGCCCAGTTGTCGGCGCGGTACTTGCCGTTGCCCGGCGCGGTCGTCGGAACCCCGGACGCGGTGTCCCAGAACCCCTGCGCCCGGGTAACCGACCGTCCGGAGCCGGCCACCTAGACCGGGTTGACTTCCAGCGTCGGGTGCGCCTGCGCGACGTGCCGGTCCATGAAGTCCTCCGGGATCGGCGCGAAGCACGTTTCGCACGCCTTGAGGTTCACGGATTCGGCGGTCGGGCCGGTGGCCGTGTCCGGCACCCAGATGTTGACGGGGACGTAGGACATGTTCCCTCCTATGACGAGTATCTGGCTCGGGTCGATGCTATGCCCCGTACTTCCAGCCGCCCGTCAGCGTCCCGGTGCCGTGCGGGGTGGTCACGCTCACGTCCTGCGTGCTGTTCGCCGTCCCGGCCGGGCTGGTCGCGGTGATCGTCGTGTCATTGACCACCGTGACCGCGGTCGCCGCGACCGTGCCGATCTTCACCCCGGTCGCCCCGGTGAAGCCCTTGCCGGTGATCGTGATAGCGGTCGCGCCGGCCGAGGGGCCGGTCGCCGGGGACAGCGACCACACATCCGGGACCCACCCCGAACGGTCGAACACCCAGGCGTACGGGCGGCCCGCCACCGGGGCATGGCCGGTATCGGACTGGTGGCTTGCGGTGCCCTGCGCGTCGAGGATGAAACCGCCCCGCGGGCAGGCGGCGACGGAGCACGTCCACAGTGTCAGGGTCGGGTTCGGCATGGCTACGCCTTCTTGGCGCCGGCCTTCGCCGGGGATTCGTCGGCCGCGGGCTCATCCGAGGCCACCGTGGGCGCGGTGCCCGACGCGGCGTGCAGGTCAGCCTTCGCGAACGCCCTCGCCCCGCCCGGGAACTGCGGCGTCACCGGCCGGATCAGCGCGAACCCGAAACGAGCCCACACCTTCATCGGGGTCACGTTGTCCTGGAAACCGGAAACCTGCACGACACCCGAAGCATCCGCGATCACCGCGGACGGGTCGATCAGGAACCGGATGTCGGACCGCACCCCGAGCACCGCGTACTTCCAGTCGCCGGTCACGAAGTCAGCCGGCGCCGCGCCGCTCTTGCCCTGGAACGGGATGTACGACACGGGCAGCCCGTAGATGCTCGGCACCTGGTAATTGTCGATGCTGGTCGTGCCGAGGATCAGCTCGTTGGTGGTGGCGCGCAGCCCGCGGATCAGCGACCGGTTCGGCAGGTCGGACGCGGAGCCGGTCGGGGACAGCGCCTGCCCTTCCACCTGCCCCATGCAGGCGTTGATCGACGCGATGGCGTCGAGGCCCGCGTTGACGCCGACCGCCTCGGCCATCACGCCGCCGACCGGGAAGCTGGCCGGCGCGTTCACGCCGAACAGCACCGCCCCGTCCAGCGCCAGCGCAATCGCCTGGCTGACCAGCGGGCGGGTGTAGTTCCACAGGTTGATCGACGAGTCCTCAACCATCTTGTCGGGGATCGCCACGACCGCCGCGACTTCCTCAGCGGTCACCGTCGCGGTCTGCAATCCCACGTTCGTGTACGGCTTGCGGCCGGTCGCCGCGGTAACCCACGACGCGACGGGCAGCGTCTTCGGGATGGGCATCTGGGTGACCCCGGTGCCCATCGGGAGGCGGGTGCAGAGCTGCATCGCCGCCGAGGTCTGCATGACCTCCTGGATGATCGTCGCGGACAACTGGGGCGGGATTACCCCGGAAAAGTCGCCAAGCGCCATAACGGAAAGCCTCCGTGAGCAGGAATCTGGTCACCGCTTTCCGCGCCACCGGCCCGGGGCCGCGTCCCGCTGCACCCCGCGCCCGGCCTCGGCATCCCGCCTCGTGAAGCGCCCGGGTTCGTACCGGCTGCCGCCGCATCCCGCTGCACGGCATCGACAGCAGGCTACACCGCGGGGTGGCGTTCGGCACCGACAGCGACCTGAGCTGCTACTTCGGGTGCGCGGGGGCTGAACTCACTCGCGACTGGAGTTCAGCGACAGCAGCGACCTGACCTGCTACTTCGGGTGCGGAACGGTCAAACGCCACTCGCGACTGGAGTTCAGCGGTAGCACCGTCCTGAGCTGCTACTTTGCCTCCGCAAAGGCCAATCAGCACTTTTGCGCGCCGCGACTGGAGTTCGCTGTCGTCACCTTCCTGACCTGCTACTTCGCGGGCGAAACGGCCGAACTCCACTCGCGACTGGAGTTCGGTCGTCGCCCTGCTCATGCTGTACCTGCCATGGCGCGGGCACCGATTGCTGAAGCCAGTGGCCTCTCTCGTCGCATTGCTCATTGCAGCGGGGCATGTGCGCATAGCGGCCGTCGTCAGAGTGGGTGATCATCCGTCGCCTCCGGTGCGCGCGTACCCAGTAACCGTAGGCGCGCTGGTCGCGGTTGTCGCCAGCGAACGCGGCGAGGAGGTTCCCGGCCGCGGAGTCGCTTTGCACGTATTTGGAGTGCACGTCGTCGGCGCGGTGAAGTAGCAGCTCAGGTCGCTGTCATCGCCGGACGCCTGTTTTCAGCGCTTTCCCTTCGCCGCGAGCGCCGCCCGCAGGAAATCACCGTCCGCCGTGTCGCCGCTGCCCATCGCCCCCGCCGGTATCCGCGCGCCCGGCGGCGCGACCTGCGCGATCAGCCGCTCAACCATCTTCGCGAGCGCCTTCTTGTCGATCGTCCCGTCCTCAAGGATGAACGGGTCCAGGCTCAGCAGCTCAAGGTACGCATCCGGGTCGGCGATCCGGCCCGCGGCCAGCGCCCGGAACTCCGCGGCGGCGACCGCCTTCGCGGCGTCCCTGACCGCCTCCGCCCGGCCCGCGGCCCGCGCCTCCGCGATGGCCTTCTCCGTGTCGGTCATCGTCTGCGCCTGGAGCGCGGACAGCGCCTGCATCGTCTCCCGGTGCCGCCGCCGCTCCTCGGCCAGCGCGGTGCGCAGCTCGGTCGCGCTGTCGGCCTGCTCCTCCGGCTCAGGCGGCGCGGCAGCGGGCGGCACGGGCGGCGCGGCGGCAGCCGGCGGCCCGTAGGTGCCGTCGTTGTTGCGCGGCTGCGCGGGGTTCACCAGCTCCGCCGGCAGCGGCGGAACCGGCATAGGCGGGACCGGGGGCGTCGTCATGGCTTACCTCGCTGTCGCTGCTGATGGCACGGCGGGAGGCGCGGCAGGCGCCGGCGGTGCGGCCACCGCGCCCGGCGGCACCGCGCCCGGCACGCCCGCCTGCGCGACGGCCAGCGTAGCCTTCTGCATCGTGTGCCACGAGTCGATCTGCGCCGGGGTCGCGCCCATCCGCTGCCACAGCACATCCTGCGGCACCCCGATGCTCGCGAACTTCGTCAGCGCATCCGCGAGCTGCGCGATCGACCGGGTTTCCGGGTCGGCCCACAGCACCTCCCCGGCCATGTTCGCGCCGCCCGGGTCGCCGATCAGGGACAGCGCCAGCCGGATCACCGTCTCCCAGCACTCCCCGATGTGCAGCATCCGCCGCCGCACCTTGCACACCAGCCCCGCCTCGGCCGCCTTGATCGCGTCCGCTGACAGGTTCACCATGTGCGCTTGCAGGTAGTACGGCGGTGTCTGGGTGATCGCCGCGAGCGCCTGAATGTCCTGCTCCACCGACGCCAGGTACCCGGACAGCGGATCGCCGGTGAACGCGCCGAACCGGCCCTCCGGGTTCTCGTTGGTCAGCAGCCGGTTCGCGCCGATGTCCCACGGCTTCACCGCGATCTCGGCGGTGCCCGTGCTGCCGTCCGGGTTGGTGGTGGTGACGATCTGCCGGGCCAGCTTCACGCCCGTCGCCCAGATCTGCCGGAACGCGCCGAAATCCGACGCGACCAGCCGGTTGAAGATCGTGGTGTGGATGCGGTCCTGGATCGGGATCGCCGGGTCAAGCTCCGACCTGGGGGCGCCCAGCGTCCGCGGCTGCGGCGTGATCTCGATCAGCCCCACCGTCCCCGCCGGGTTCGGCTCGGTCACCGGGTCGCCGCCGCCCGGCATCCACGTCACGATCTGGTCGGGCAGGATCAGGATCTCCGCCAGCGACTCCGCGAGCGGGTCGATGAACCGCTTGTAGCCGGCCAGCCGCACCCGCCGGTTGCTGCCCGGCTTGTAGAGCACCGTCGCCTCGAACGGCGACTCCGGGGTGATCGACACGCCCGCCGGGCTCGTGTCATCCGGCTGCACCAGCACGTACCCCTTGCCCGTCACCAGCGCGTCGGTCTGCACCAGCTCCGCGTCGGCGTCCATCCCGTTCGCCTGCCAGATCGCCCACGCCGCATCGGAGGAATCGCCCCACTCGAACGCGACGACCTGCATCCGCTCCGCCACCGCGTTGACGACCAGCAGCGCCCAGTTCGCCTGCGACTCATCCAGGAACCGGCGGAACACCTGCCGCTCCTCCGTGTCCAGCAGCGCCAGGATCGCCGGCTCCCCGTCGTAATAGGACTGGTACAGCAGCGCCTGCGGGATCTGGCTGTCGAGCTGCCGCTGGCACGCGACCCTCATCTTGTCCAGGTAGTCCGGGTCCATCGGGTATGTCATCGCCGCCTCCGCTGTCGTCGCCAGCGTATTCCCGTCAGTGGCGTTCCGCGCCGCCGCCTTCCTGACCTGCTACTTCGCGGGCGAAACGGCCGAACTCCACTCGCGACTGGAGTTCGCTGTCGTCACCGCCCTGACCTGCTACTTCGCGCGGCGGAACGTCAATCAGCACCCACCGCCGCCCGCCCATGCCGGCCTCCCGCCAGCCGGCGAAGCTCAGCTCTACCATCCCGCCGCCATGTAATCGGTTGCCTTCTCCGACCGCCGCAAAGCACGGTCCAGCCCCATCACCGCCGCCACCAGCCCGTCCACCTTCTCCGTGGACCGCTGCCGGTCAATCTTGACGTTGCCGGACGGGTCGGAGCGGGTCACCGCGTTGCCCGCCTGCCACCGCATGATCCCCGTGTTCCCGTGCCCCAGCGTGCCCGCCGCGATCAGCCGCAGCAGCTCCGCGGTGCTCGCTGTCATCGCCCGCGCCGACTGCGCCATCTGCACCATCATCCACCCGTCATCCGAGAGCTGCGCGGCGAGCTGCACCGCGTTCCACGGATCGTAGGCAAGTTCCCGGATCTCATACCGGCCGCGGTCATCCTCCAGGCACGCCCGGATCACGTCATAGTCGGTGACCAGCGAATCCGTCAATGTCAGCTCCCCGCGCGCCACCCACACCGCCGCCTGCCCGCCCGTCCGCGCCGCCAGGTCCGCCAGCCGGTGCGCCGGGCAGAAATGCCGCCACAGCGCCTGCTGCGACCCGTCGCTCTGCGGGAACACCAGCGCGTACGCCGCCAGGTCCTGCCCCGCCGCCAGGTCAAGCCCGCCGAAGCATTCGCGTCCCGCGTTCGCCTCCGCTATCGCCGCCGGCGAATCCGGCCCCTCGCACGCATCCCACGCGGCCAGCGCAATCGCCCGGCCCAGCGCCGACACCGGCTGGTTCAGCCGGTACTGCCGGAACGCCCTTTCCGCCACCGGGTTCTCCTGCGCCACATGGCATTCTGACGCAATCGCCCGCACCTCAAGGAAACTCCCCAGCGCCGGGTTCGCCTGCTTCCACGTCGCCGGCTTCGTCCAGTCCGCGTCATCCGCCGCCCGGTAGATCACCGACAGCCGCTCCGGGTCAAGCGCCGGGTCCTCAAGCACCCGCTCGCTCCACGCCCGCTCCTGCGCCGCGAACCCCGCCGGGTCATTCTCCGCCGTCGTCGCCATCATGATCAGCGGCTGCGCCCGCGCGCCCATGCCCGTCCGGATCGCGTCATACAGGTCACGGTCCGGCTGCACCAGCAGCTCATCGATATACGCGCCGGACGGGTTCTCGCCCAGGTTCCCCTCCCAGTCACCCGACATCACCTGGTAGAACGAGCCGGTCTGCTCATCCACGATCCGGTTCCCGCCGTCGAACACCGTCAGCCGCTCCCGCAGCACCGGGTTGTTCTTCACCATCTTCGACGCGACGCGGAACACCAGCCCCGCCTGGTTCCAGTCCCGCGCCAGCCCGTAAATCTCCGCGCCCTCCTCACCGTCCGCCACCAGCAGGTACAGCACCAGCCCCGCCAGCATCTCCGTCTTCCCGTTCTTCCGCGCCATGCACAGGTACAGCATCCGGTGCTTGCGCACGTACCGCCCGTAGAACCCCGACCACACCACCCGCCCGAACAGCGGCGCCAGGATGCAGTCCCGCTGGAACGGCAAAGGCACGAACGGCTGCTTCGCGTACGCGCCCTTCGTGTGCGTCAGCAGCTCGCTGAAGAACGCCACCACGTGCCGCGCCCGCCCCGTGCACATGTGCTCACCCCGCCGCTTGCACGTCACCGGCTGTCCCGGCACGCCCCCGTACTGCGGCGTGAACGTGTAGCCGCACACCGGCTCAGCCACTCAGCAGCCGCTCCGCGATAGCGCCCATCGCCGTGCCCGCCCGCATCCCCGCCCGCGACGACGGGGTGAACCCGAACTCCCGTGCCAGCGTCCGCAGCCCCGCCTCCGCGTCCCGCACCTGCGCCCACAGCGGGTTGCGCACCAGCACCGCCTGCGCTCCCTCGCCGCCCCGGTTGAACACCGGCGGCGTGCGTGCCGCCATCCTCGCCAGCGTCCGCCACCGCGCGTAGCACTCGCAGTACGCGGCCAGCACGTCCGTGTCCGCCGCCGTCACCATCTGCATCGACAGCAGGTGCGGCACCAGCTCATCCCACTTCACCGCTGCTTCGCCCGATAGCCATCCCGGTTTCGCCATCGGGAGTGTCGCCGGTACTGGCTCTGCCAGGTTCAGCTTGTCCGGCCGCGCCCCGTGCAGAACCCGCAGCCGCGTCGGCTTAGGCGCCGGACCGCGGTCACCCACCGTCAGCCGACCCAGGGGGGGCACCCTCCCCGTGCCCGTTGTCCATGAGTGCTTCCCAGGCCCGGTCGCTCACGGCCAGGTTTTCCGGATTCGCGCGCACGTTCACGGGGACAGCGTACATAGGCCGTTCCCGCCCCGGAGGGACACGGAGAGGCATTTTCCTGCCCGCCCCCTACTCCTTGTACCCCCGGCCGGGATCTCGCCTTACGCTTAGCCTCATGGCGAGGACAGCCAGGAAGACGGGGATAGCGGCGCTGCCGCCGTCCGCGTTCGTGTACCCGCGGACCCGCTCCTACCCGGTGCCCACCGCGTCGCAGGCCGCGAAGGCGGGGATCAGCGAGACGGCGCGGCTGCGGATGCACCGGGCCGCATTGTCGTACTCGGCGCGGAAGACGACCAGCGGCTCGTTCGGCGCGGTGGCGGCGGTCGTCAACCGGCGCTCCACCCCGGCGCAGCGGGGACAGCCGCGGGTCACCGGCCGCAAGCGCAGGTAACCGGGCCGCGCGCTAGGATCACCCCGACTGTTCCGACAAGAGGGGGGAATCCCTTGAGAACTGCCCTGCGCATCGCCGTGCCGCTCGCGGCGCTGACCGCTGCCCTGGCCCTCGGCGGCGCCGCCGGGGCCGCCCCGGTGCCGCCGCCGCCGAGAGACGCCACGCTCGCCTGCCAGGTCACCACCCCGGACTGCACTGAGCCGGTCGCCGCGATCGGCTTCCCCAGCTCCCAGAACTACGTGCCGTCCTCCGATGCGGCGCTGACCGTCAGCGGCTCCGGCACCTACCTTGACCCTGACAACCAGCAGGGCGACGGCACCCAGGACTTCACGTTCGCGCAGATCGCCCGGGTGCCGCACATCGGCGGTGGACCCGGCGCCTACCGCTTCACCGGCTTCGACCGGTTCAACTACGGCGGCGACGGGGTGTACCTGGTCGAGTGGACGCCGTTCGGGCAGGACACCGGCATCTGCCTCCAGGTGACCGGCCGCACCTCAACGGGGCTGCGCAACTGTGACGGCGACGCGGACCAGGCATGGATCGTGCACTTCGGGCGGCTGCCGCTGGTCAGCCCTCCCGGGCATCCCGGCTACGTGTACGCCCTGTCGGTGCTCCAGGTGCTCAACGCCCAGCATCACAACTGCCTGACCGGTCACCTGTTCGCTAACACGACCGCGGAGCGGTGCGTCAACAAGAACCTCATCTCCAGCGACGGCCAGCGCTGGTCCGCGCTGCCCTGACCTAAGCCGGCGAGCCCCCCGGCCCGCCCGGACTTCACCGCATGGCAGTGGGCGCACAGCGACTGGAGGTTGGCCGGGTGGTCGGTGCCGCCCTCCGCCCGCGGGATGATGTGGTCGGCCTGCGCTGCGGGCCGGCCGCATTCCCGGCACCGCGGCTCCCGGGCGAGCTGCGCGCCGCTCACCGCCGCCCATCCCGGCGGCATGGGCTCGGAGCCGCCGTACGGCCGGATGGGATGGTCCGGGCACGGCTGGTAGTTCGGGCACCATGCCTCACGGCACGGCAGCACCATCGGCACCGGACTACTCCCGGAATCCGACCAGGACCTCGCGGAACTCCTGCTCGTCGCCTATGCGCCGCATGTAATACTTCTCCGTGCGGGCGGCCAGCGCCGACCATTCCGGGCTGGGGTCGATCGCGGCGAGGGTGGCAGCGGATGCCTGCATTGATTGCAGCCGGGTGATCAGGTGCCTCTGCTGGTTGAGGATGCCATCGAGGGCTTCGCGGAATGACTTGGTGGGCACGATCATGTAGTCGCTGCGGGCAGTGCCCACCGTCCAGTATTCCTTGGCGTAGTTCTTCCGCATCCAGTAGACGAGATGCTGAGCGGTGGTGGCGTTGATGCCGAGCGCCAGTCCGATGGACAGCCAGTCCCACTGCCGGTCCCGGTTCTCGGGACGGTCGGCAATAAGGGCCAGTTCGTCGGCCAGCTCCGCGAAACCGCGGCGCTTGCGGGTCACTTATTCATCTCCTGGAACTCAGTGTCAATGTCCCTGGCCTGGCGCAGCGCGATGAGCTGATCGACCAGGAAGTGCAGCCGGGCGCCCTCATCCTCCAGCGACGCCTGGTGCTCGGGTGACAGGCTGAAAGTGCGGCGGGAGAAGTCAGCGAGCATCTTCTCGCCCTGCTTCTCCCAGTGGACGACCGCGCCGAGATATTCCAGGGCGATCTGCTCGGGAC